AGCGCAGTGGTTATTAGCGGTGCTTATCTGTCCCATCAGATTTGCTAATGGGACGGCAAACAGATCACTTGAAATCCAGTGACCCCAAGGCATCTGCCCTCCTCCTTGCCCCAGGTTCCGCCAGGTTTCGCCAGGTAACACCCGCATGGACACAGGTGGACACGGCTGGACACAGGCTCAGGCGAGGACAAACCAGGCGGGACCAGGGATGTGCCTGCTTGCGTACCTGCGTATGTGACAGGTGCGCGGACACGTGGACACGGCTACGACCCGTACCCCCACGGGGGATGCTGCGCCCACCGCTATCCGTATAAGGTTTCACAAATTTTTGTTCGGATTCATCAGACCCCTCTACAATCGTCTGTAAGGGGCTTTACTCTTTATCGGGCTCCTTATACCAAGGAGCAGTTAGACGCATCTCAGGGAGGCTTGTAGACCCCTCTGAGAGCGTTTCTGTGTAAATAGGAGGTGGAATAACAGGATCTACCTTATCCATCTCCTCATGGTACTTCTTAATAGCTTCATCTACCTCTACTTTAATCCGTGCATCAAGGAATTTCTCCTCTAGCCACCAAAGTAAAGCAAAGACCAAATGATCCCACCAAGGAATACCACGACTCCAATGCCGACGAAGAACCTTAAACTCATTTAATCTAAGTTCTTTTCCCACATAGCCTCACAAACATTAGGAAGGTGTTGATACAGCAGGTCTTGAACTTGACCAGCTATCTGTGCGTGTTCTTTTTGCGTACCATTACCAGTTCTAAGGTCACAATAATGCAACCAAGACCTAATAGTACCATTCATGTACATCTTAGTAGGAGTAGCAAGTGGTAGTACTTCACGTGCACACTCTTTAGCGATGCCAGCTTCAAGCAGTTTCTTATACACCAACTCCGAATGTTTAAACAGTTGTTTTACTTCCTGTTGAAGGAATAGGTCTTCATCTTCTATTTCAATACTATTTTGTCTGTTCTTTAAATCTTGCAGTCTCAATTGAGGTACAACGGGACTACCAAGTTGAGATGCATTAGCGTACCGTTGACTAAACTCTTGAAAGCTAAAGGAACGGTGCCTAAGGATCTGTACAGCAATAGAACGAGTAGTATTAATTTGTACACACATGTTCACCATTTCAAAAGGTGACCAATGGTTATGTTCAATAAGGTATTTAATCAACCTAGCACTTGTCTGAGTGTTGGTTTGATTAGATGGGTTAGATACCCGTGCCATGTAACTGATAAGTTCTTCAGCTTCGGGAGTGATGTGGATGAGTTGAACAGAGTGAAACAAAGAGTGGGTGGGACTCATAAGGTTGTTTAAAACTTAGTAATTACGTTGCCAGACAGTAGGATCAGTGTCCTCAGATTTCCAAGATTCAAAAGGGGGAGGAGAATAGATGAAATAAAGTGTTCTCTATCCAGTAGAAAAAGGAGGAGATTTTTAGGTCTCCCCCAATTACAGGAGTTGGGTCCACCCTCCCTTCCCCTGTATACGGGTGGGATGTGTCTTAAACCCAAGTGGGAACACCGTTTTTAGAAGTTCCTCTTGCTTGTCTTTTTTGGTCTAAATTCATACCTAAAACAAGGTGATTTGTCTCACTTTGAGGGTCATCTAAAAAGGCAGTAAGCATGTCGTTCCACTCTTCTATTTTACGTTGTTTGACTGTCTCCTGAGCAGAGATGCCCATGGCATCGGTAAAGTACTTAACGCCTTGTGCTAGGGAGTCTAATCTGTCGTCGTGTTTAATGGCGTACTTCTCCCGACACATTCTACTCATTTGGTAGAAGAGCATGTACAGGAGTCGTTTTTCTGGAGCTTCATCTTTATTAGAAGAGTAGTCCCATTCTACAACACCACGATCAACGATGAGGCGGTGTTGGTTCATAATGGGTTCAAGAGCGTCAATAATCCGTTCTTCTTTACGAACATTAGCTCGTACTTCTTCAACACCAATGTTTTGTTTGGTTTGTTGAAGGTGTTTTTTAAAGAGTTCTGAAACAATACCATCACCAAAGTTAGTCTCAATGACAAGTTTGGTGACGTTATACTTTTTACAACCTCTAAGGATGTCTAACAGAGTGTTGTCGGAGTAACCGTCGCGGTAAGCACGTACCTCGTGGACGTAAAGGAAGCCATTTTTTTGGCTTATGTACGTTGCTGCTGTTTCGTCTGTGCCTCTACCTGACGGGTCAATGCTGCATATCGTTTCAGAGTATTCACTCCACTCTCCTTGAAGCTGCATCGGGGAGTAGAAATAATCACCTGGTAAGCCAACCGTAGGCAGATCCTTGAGAACATTACGAGGATCACTGCACCACACAACAGAATCCGGCGCTTGAGTTGGATTAACGGAGGTAATGATAAGGTCTTGGAACTTAAGTGGGAACTTTTCTGCATCACTAAGACTCGTATCAAGCATAAATTGGAGCATGAAGTTGCTCCGACCCATTGCTGCTTCTCGTTCCAACAAATCATCGCTACTGAATCGGTCTGGGTCTGTTACATCCCACGCTTCAGCACCGTTATCGATGTCTTCTTGGAGTTGAGGAGCGATTAATCCTTCGTAATTAGATAATTTACGTGGTACTCTAGCTGGCCAAACAAAGGGTCTGTAGTTACGTTCAGCTAGTTTACGGTAGATGGTGAAAGTTGTCTGGGGTGTACCGAGGTACATGATTCGGCTATCCTGTTTAGGCGTAAGGATAGACTCAGCCTCCGTGCAAAGTTGAAGAAGTTTCTCACGCATCATCTCAGTCATGGAGTTACCAGGTACCTCGATGTCATCAAGAATCATCAGGTCAGCACGAGAACCCGTCAGCTGGCCCGTAATACCCACTGATTTAACGGACGGTGCTTGGTGAGGAGAACAGTTAACGTCAAAACTAATACGAGACCACCGAGCATCATCGCTTTTGGGTCGGAGGTGTGATAACCAAGGCGTTTCAATGATTAGTTTCTGTAAGAAGATGGACATGTTATCTGCTCGTTCTTTAGAAGCGGAGATAATCATGATCTTTTTCTCAGCGTTATTGAACAAAGTCCACAACACAAAGGCTCCGGTAATCCACGATTTACCTACACCACGAAAGGCTTGGATCTGTAAACGTTTAGGACCGTGTTGTAGGTAGTCGGCAATAGCGTATTGAGCACGGGTAGGAGAGGGAAGATCCAGTTGTCCCCAAAGTGCTTGTAGAAATAGTTTAAAGTCCTGTTGAAGGGACTCTAATACGGAGTCCCCTCTAGAATCGTTTGTACGGCGTTTTACAGGCATGTATGGTAGAATGTACCTAAAGGTGGTTTAAGGGGTGTTGTAGAGGCTTGTAGGTGCCTTTCAGCGTGTATAAGGCAGTTTGCCAAATCGAATGGAAGCTCCAATGTATTGAAGTTCGTTTAAAGCACGCCTACCAATGTCTGTTTGTGGATCTGCCTTTAAACCGGGTACAACAGTAGCTGCTTTATTAACAGCTTTTTCTACAAAAGACCCAGGTTTACCTTGTTCAAACAATGCTGCTCCGGTTGCAACAGCAGTTGCAGGCGTAACTACACGTGCTACAGCGGGTGCAGCCTTTAAAGCAGAGCCAACAATGTTGCCAACAGCAGCACTTGTTGCCAGTCGTGCACCAGCAGTTCTAACATCTCCTTTAAGGACTGCTTCTTGCGTTGTTTTATCTGTCAAAACATCAAGACCAGCACCAAGGGCAGACATTCGCTTGTTCTGCATCAATGATTTATACGCTTGTGTACCAAAACCTGCGTTAAATTCTATTGTTCCAGGTGTTTTAGAAGTAAGACCAGGCAACCGTTTAACAGCTTCATTAAATGCGGATTTAGGTTCAGCATCTAAAGCAATGTCCATCCCAGGAAGTGTAGATGGATCTGCTAATGAATCGAAATACTGACGAGGAATAATTCTTAGTTCACCAGTGATCTCATTAACCGTAGGAACAAATGGCCTACCAGCTTGAGTATTGTACTTTTCAAACTCAGTTTTTTGAGCTTCAAAAAATGGATCACTCTTGCTGAGGTTATCCGGATCACCAGGAGGTTTATCGGTGGTTTGCCAATAAGGATCACTGAGCTGAACATTATGTTCAAAGATAGGTTTAGCACCACCTGTACCGTATTGAACCAAAGTGCTTTGAGCTTCTTTAGCAATCTCAGCTTTAAGAGTTTTTCTTTGTGCTTCAGCAGCCTCTGTCGTGGTTACATCCCGTTTGGTTCTGAGTTCATCTGCCTTACCACGGTGTTGCTGACGTGCAGAACGATCTTTGCGTTTGACATTACCTTTGTCAAATTCAATTTTAAATTCCTCAGGACCAAACTCTTTTGGATAACCCCAATCTCTAATCATTTGGGCAGCACCGTATTGCCCTTTGACGTATTCTGCGTTAGCCTTTTTTTGCCAGTCAGCCCATGAAAGACGTTTGTCAGCCATAAAAAAAGCCGCCCATCTCTGAGCGGCGGTATTGGTAAGTAAATCAGTTAACTTTTTTACGCTTTTTCTTATCGTACTCTTCAGTCTTAGAGGTTACCTTAGACGTGTCCATTTTACCACCATCTACCTTAGTAGAAGGGGTGTACACATCAGACTTAGTATCCATCTTAGAACCAATCTTCATGGCTTTGTTAGCTTGTACAGCAGCCAGGTGTTCAGAAAGGGTACGATACCGACCAACCGAAGTACCCTTGGTGTCTTCCTTGTCACGGTAAGATTGAGCAGCAGCTTTAGTTTCTTGCTTCGGCTTGGGAATCGGGGGAGTCATCCGCGAAGCAGGCATTGCAGTGGTACGCTGGGCAGAAGCCTTTACAGGGGGAGTAGCTGGCTTCTTGTCAGCAGCAGGTTGGGCTTTACCGCCAGGACCGTAGTACTCACGAGTCTTAGTGGATTCAGCAGCAGGCTTAGTGGGTTTTGCTTGAGGCTTAGCACCACCAACGGTTTCACCTTTAGTAGCAGCACCTTTCATGGAAGAACGTGCAACTTTTGAACCACGGCGAGGAGCCATGGCACGCGCATTCTCTTCTTCAC